CAGCAGGATTAAAACTGTTAGTTCCTTTAGGTAGTGTGGAAGATTTAAATCAATTAGAAAAAGATTGGGCAAATCCAAATGCAGTTATAGAAGTAGACTCAACACAAGGTGAGCCACACTTTCCTGCACCTCAACCACTATCAGGTGAGTTTTATAGATTAATACAACAATGTGAGTTTTACATTGATTTTATATTTGGTTTACCTGAAATGCTACATGGTTTTGCAGAAAAAGCACCAGAAACTGTTAGAGGTACAGAAAATATGGTTGCATTAGGACAACAAAGACCAAAATCAAAATTAAGAGATATAGAGTTTAGTGTAAACAGATTGGGTAAAGTATTATATAATTTTGCAAAAGGACATTATACTTTTCAAAAATTATTTAGAATAGCACAACCAAACAATGATTTAACAGAAGCAATGGTAAATGTTTATGATAATAAAACACAACCTATATTAGATATTGCAAAAGATAGATATAAACTAGATCAACACGATGTAAAGATAGAATCAGGTTCAACATTACCAACAAGTAAATGGGCAGAGCTTGGTGTTTACATGGAGTCATATAAGATGGGTCTTATTGATAAAGTAGAAGTGTTAAAGAAAAACCCAGAGATTTTTGACAAGGAGGGAATCTTGAGAAGAACAGATGAAAGACAACAATTAGTTTCACAACTACAAGCCCTTTCTGGTCAAGTAAAGAAATTGCAGGGAGACTTGCAAACTGCTGAAAGAGAATCTGTGGCTGACAGAAAAAGAGTTGCTGTTGAAAAAACAAAAACTCGTTTGGCTGAGATAGCTGCAAAATCTGAAGCAGATAGAAGAGTGGAATCCAATAGAATGCAAAATAAGGTAAGGCTCGAAGCAGAGAGATTAAGACGAGAAGCAGAACGGATTAGTCAGGCTCTAAAGGCTTAGAGATATCTTAGGAAGGAGAAAATGAAGTGGAAACCAAAAATGATGGATTAGATGTGGTAAAAGATACGGTAGCAGCTCAAGAACCAGAAACATCAACTATGGAACAACCTGAACAAACTATGGAGCAACCAATATCAGATAATACTGATTGGCAAGCTGAAGCTAAAAAATTTCAATCTATGCATGACAGAGTTCAAGCAGAGAATGCAAAATTAGCACAGTTAAAACCAATTGGAGACCTTTTGGAAAAAAGACCTGATATTACACAAACCATAGAACAAATGATTGTTGACCCAAATGGTGGTTCAAAGAAACAAGAGACTACAGTAGATGAAAGTGAATTTAATCCATGGGATGCCTATTATAAACCTGACTCACCATCTTATAAATTTCGTAGAAAAAAAGAAGAGGAAGTAGTTTCCGATGCCATGGCTAAAGTACGAAATGAATTTGCTGAGAGGGAACAACAGGCACAACAGAGACAATTCCTAAACCAAACTGTAAGTGATTTAAGAACAAAACATAAAATGAGTGATAATGAAATATCAGAATTTTTAGATTGGTCTAATCAACCGAAAGAAGCAGTTGGTATAGGTAACTTAGTGAAGCTATTTAAAGATGTTAAAGGTAATAGAAACCAAACCCAAAACTCAATTGACGCTGTCAAAGCAAATCAGCAAACACCTCAATCAGCAGGAGTCCTTCAAGGACAAACTCCTATTGAGAAGAGTGATGTTGATACTGCATTCGAAAGGGTATTAGGTGCTTCTGGTGCTGGAAAACTTCCTTTAGCTTCCGTAAAATAATAAACCGAATAGGAGCATATAAATGGCAATTACAACAGGAACAAAGCTATCAAGCGATATTACTGCTGCTGCCACTAGTGCTGGTGTTGGACAAGCCCCTGATAGAAGACGGTTATACGACTTCTCCGATAGGGTTGCAGAGTTAACTCCTGAAGAAACACCATTTTTTACATACTTAAGCAATGTAGCAAAATCACCTACTGATGACCCAGTCTTCAGATATCTTGAGAATAGATCTAAGATTGATTTTTCAAACAGGTCTTTTTTACTTGCTAGTACTGTAGGAAGTGTTTCTGCTGGAGAAACAAAAACTTTTACCGTAGATACTGCTGGTGGAGCAAGTGTAGACTTCCTTATTAAAGGTATGGTCTTCGCTGTTTCTACCGTTGATAGTGATGCAGGATATTCACAAGTCTTAGTGCGTGTGGATAGTGCTGTAACTGACTTAGGTAGTACATCAAGTTTTACAGGTAAAATCATTGATGTTTCAAACTCTAATGTAAGTGGATACAATACGATATCAGATAATGATGTTGCACAAATTGTAGGTACTTCATTTGCAGAAGGTACAGGTGGACCTGATGCATTTTCAAGT